GTCAAAGACGGACTATGATAAAGCGATTCAGTCCGCAGAAGATAAAATCCGTGGTCATTATTCAAAAGAGATTAACGACCTGAAGGACAAGATCAAGGAGCTGACACCTGTAGAGAAGTCACAGGCTGAAATTGATTTGGAGAATCGTATCGCTGCCCTGGAAGAGTCCGAGAGGATTGTTGCAGCTCAGAAAAAGAGACTTGAATTTCAAGAAAATCTTACCAACAAGGGACTAGATAAATCTCTGATGGATTTTCTGAAAGAAGATACAGACGTAGATGCTCTGGTATCCGTGGTGGATGGAATTGTAAAATCCAGAATGAAATCTACGGGGTATGTACCTACAAGCCATGATTCAGATGATTTAGTGTCACAGGAAGAATTTAATAAAATGTCTTACGATAAACGTGTGGAACTTTATAAAAAGAATCCTACTTTATACGAAAGACTAACAAAAAGAAGAAAATAAAATGAGTGTGTGAAGCACCTATAGCCTATCGGTTATGGGTGTTTTTTATTGCTCAATTTTTTATGAAAGTGAGGAATTAACAATGAGCTTAGTTATTGGTTCAGTATATGCAGATGCAGTTAATAGTAAATTAGGTACTGCACTTAAAATGAAAGATATTGCAACAGATTATACAGATATGGTATCTGAGATTTTGGTTTATGGAGATGAGGTTCATTTTCCAACATTTAACAGACTGACAGATGCAGAGGAAGTTACAAAAGGTACACCACTTACACCAGAGGAAATCGGTATGTCCGATAGCACTGCAAAGGTAAAACAGACTGGTAAATCTGTCAGAATTTATGATAAGGACAAGGCACAAATTAAAGGTGCGGTTGTGGATGCTATGTCTTCTCAGACCGCTGAAGTTATGGCGAAGAAAATTGATTTTGACCTTATTAAAGAAATGGCAGATAATGCGGTATATAAGACTGCACTTTCATCAGGCGAGCTTACTGTAGCTGCCATTGATAGTGCTTTTGATTGCTTCGGAGCTCAGGTACAGAATAGTTCTTTTGCGGGTATCGTTGCACATGGAAAATTCAGAAGTGCCATTATGAGAATGGATGAATTTACAAAGATTGATAAAACATACGCTGCTTCTGGAAACGGTATTGTGGATGATGCAAACTGTATCGGTATGTGGAATGGTACAATCCCTGTATACCTTTCAGATCAGATGTGGGACGCTACAAACAGTGAGCCTGTAATTGCAATTGTTAAGAAGGGTGCATTAGGATATATCATGCAGAAAGAAACTACTGTCGAGGAGGAGAGAGAGGCGAAATTACTTGCTACTGACCTCATTGCGTCAAACCTCTATGCAGTAAAACTCTTAGATGCTAAAGGTGTATCTATTCTAAAGAAAACTATTGCTTAATAGCAAGTATGGATAATCTCATAGATTCTTACAATCTATGATTTTTTCATATATTGGGGTGTGATGTTATGTCACATGATGTAATGTTGCACCCTATCTTTTTAAGGCAATTATTATTTAAGGAAGGAAGATATAGATGTTAAGACCAAGTGATCTGAAGGATTATCGCCTAATGAGAGGTCTGTCCCAGAGGGATGTAGCGATGTATTGCAATTTATCTCATAACTTGATCGGAGATATTGAGTTAGGACAGCGAAATCTTACAGAATATAATTATCAGGAATTTGTCAAAGGTATCAATGCAGCGTCACAGGCGAAAGCCAGAGGGACATTCAATGAAGATAAGAAAAAATTTAATGAAAAAGAAAATGCGTATGAACGGGAGCGAGTGAGAAAAGCGACTGAAAAGAAAACTACGCAGACTAAGAGAAAAAGCACGAAGCCGACTCCCAGTAAAACGGTGAAAGTGGAAAAGTAGGAAGGAGACAAAGTGTTTAAGATAATGATAATGAATGTAATCGTGGGTACTTACATAGGTATCTGGACACGATTACGAAAATGGAATTTGACAGAAATAAGAGTCTTGTTAAACAGGAGTTGTTGAACAGTCTGCCGGAGTGGTGGACAGAAATAAATCCAGAGGATTACTATTTAGTGCTTACCGATGATGTGGATTCACTCTTTAGCACTAAGCGATTAAATACCCTATTCGGAGTAGAAATAGGCGGTTTTTATGATTTCAATAGCGGTTTATGGCTCAATGAAGAAAAAATCGACTATGGGTGGAAAACACCTATCTTTGTTGACCTCTCAGTAGGTCAGAATCAATTATGTTTTGATAATCACAGAACATTTCTAAATAACCCATACAGGGTTAATCCAAACAATTTTCACAATGGAAGATTTAATGAAAAATATAATTTCGGTACGTTAGCTTTAGTGTGCGCTTTATATGGCGGTGTAGAGCAGATGGACGAAGAACTAAGGACGATGATACTTGCAGTTGATGGCGGTTTCATCGGATACTACAACAAATGTGGGAAATATTCTCACATAAATTTATATTGGTTAGAACAATTAGGACTTACAGAATATCTTTTACCTATTCTGAAGGAACATGATATGAAATATTTCCAGAACTTCTCAGTTGAGCATGGATTATACGATAAAATCACTATTTCAGAGGATGGTTATTTAGACTCACCTACATATGAGGTGCCAGATTGTAAGTTTGAGCTGGTGCAACCAATTAAAAAGGTATTTACGTCTGCCTATGACGCAAGGCAGCGTGTAAAAAATAATGAAAAAATTATAGTCTCGGCAGAGACTTATCAGGATCAGTACGTCCTGAATATCGCAGTATAGCGAAATATAGGAATAAAAAGGAGAAGAATCAATAATGACAAATTTTGACTATAGAACATTCAAGGAAGATTTAAAGAAGAGATTTTACTGGTGCTATTCCACTGGTGAGAAGAAGTATCTCACTGAAAAAGGTTACAAGTATCTTTTCCGTTGTACCCATTTTGAGACGGGAAATTTCTTCTGGGTTTATGATGTTTCAGATGCACTTATGGAAGATGTAAAAATTTGGAAATCACAATACCAGAGAGAGAAAGTGAGTGAAGCAGTGGTTGAATAGCAGTCTCACATCTGAAGAGATTTATGATCGTTACGGTCATGGACTTTCTGAAGAAAAAATTATGTCATTATACAAATACGAAGCTGGGGAACTGTCAAAGGATAAATATAGTGGTAAGGAATATATGGTCACATATGACCCTCTTACTGCATATGCCCTTCGACAGAAGAAGTACCCAGTTGTCGTGTGGGGAAAAATATATAGAAAGAAGAGAGCTTTTGTGTTCCGAAAATCAAGACCTAGGATGCTAGAATTTTGATTTCTTGAACACGTATTATAGAAAAATAAAGGATGGTAGTATATGAAACATTTACTGGAAAAAGGAATTGTAGTGATTGATAAATTCCAAGGTGATCCGGCTTATTTTTACAAATATTATGATTATTCAGAATCTTGTAATGGTGGAATTGTGATTGAAAAAATTAACAATGAGATTCTTTGTATTAATTATGATCCATTTAAGGACGAAGGAACGTATTTTAATTTATCCAACTATCAGAATTTAATTTTGATTTGTGTAGAGCATAATACACCCTATAAAGTTGTTGAATATTCTGATGGAATGTATATAGAAAGAAAGCCTGAGTTTAAGGATCATGTGATAAGTAATTTTGTAAAAGAGGAAGTTTATAGAGGATATGTTCATCCGACAAAACAGATTTAATGAAAGGACAGTTTCAAATTGACAGAATATAGAAATAACAAACGTCCCAACAAGAAGAATTATATGGGATATGTAACAAGATGGAATAAGCGAGGATACGGATTTGTCCGCTGCTATGATGATGGAGAGACTTATTATTGTAGCAAAAAGGTTATCAATGGAGAGCCGTATCTGGTACAAGGTTCAATTGTAAATTTTCAGATTGGACATGGAGTTGACAGGGATGGAGAACCTATGAGTTATGCGTACAATCTTCTGATGGTAGAAGAACCGGAGAAAAAGCAAAAGAAGAGAAAGAGGAAAAAATAAGTTGACAGATATTGTAAATGATATTGCACATACATACGAGCGATTATTCAAATGTGTAAAAAATTATAAAGAACTGAATATGAAAACCTATATAGCACTGAATACAGTTGTACCTAACGGATGGGAACCAAGGTATAAATATTATGTTTTATCTCATATAAATGAGAATTTTGATATATATGAAAATAAGAAAGAAGAAGCTCAAAGATTAGTCGATAGGCTGCAAAAATTATACGAGGATAATCCTATGGATGCTTTGTATTACGAAAATAAACAAGACATGACACTAGAAGATTCTATGCGAAATGTGAATGATTTATCATTTGAAGAGATAGACAAGTTGATGGAAAAAATCGTAATAACTGAAACAAATGCGAATTTTTACCACGGAACTTCGTATAAAAATTATTTGAAAATTTTAGAGAGTGGATATATAAAAACTACCAATTATTCAGAATTAAAATATCCAGATAACAAAATTAGAAGGTTACATGAAGATGAGACAGGATATGTTTTTGTGATGGATTCATTGGATGTTCCGTTAGCATTTTGCTTTGGAGGATTTCGGAAAAATTCTCTACGTTGGGCGAATTTTGGTCTGGATGAATATGATATGGAGAGTTTAACACAAATGGATAAACTGGATGAATTAGGTGTCATATTTGAAATAGATCCATCAAAATATGAAGTATATTTTCATAGAAAAGAAGATGAATTTTTTATAAAAGGTGATATTTCTATTAATGATGTGAGTAAAATATTATTCTTTAGGATGGACAAAAAAACAGGGCATATTGCACAGATTACGGATGCGGATTTGAGAAGGGATGGGATTATTAAATGATCTATTGTATGAGCGATATTCATGGAAGAATTGATTTGTTTGAGAAAATGTTAGAGCAAATTAATTTAAAAAATGATGATATGCTTTACATTATCGGAGATTGTATTAATAGAGGTGGCGGTCTAAAAGTCCTTGAAAAAATTAAAAAACTGTCAGATCAGGGAAATGCAACTTTATTGATGGGAAATCACGAAATACTACTACTAGAGAGCTTAAAACATCATTTGAGTGATAAAAAAATAGGAGAAGCAGTTAATTTAGCGTATGAATACGAAGAGAAACAGAATGAGTTAAACAATATAATACAAGACTATTCCGATAAAAGAACTCTAGCAGGAGTGTTTATGGGCTTAACCAGCGCATATAAAAAAGTTGATTATGCGTATAAAGTACAACAACTATCCACAATGATTGAAGATTCCATTAAATTTGCAAATTCCTGTTCTTCTATAGATCAATGGGAATCCTTTAAAGATGTAGATGAACTTCCACAAGATGAAGCCATATCTTTATTTGATTTTCTTGATCAGAGTTTCAGAAATATTACAAAAGAAATTACAGTAAATGGAAATCACTTCTTATTAGTACATGGGGGACTTGGAGAGAATGCAACAGAACAAATAACCATTAGAGAAGAATTTTATACTAATCCTGTTAATAAAGAATTGCTTCAAAAACTTGGATATAATCCGAATTGTAAGATTATCTTCGGACATACAACAACAAGAAATATCAACATAATTTTGAATCATAAATATATTGCACCACATAAAATCTGGCATGACGAAAGATTTGGAGACAAGATTGGAATTGATTGCGGAGCAAGTTATCCTAACGGGCAATTAGCGTGTTTACGGCTTGATGATATGAAAGAATTTTATGTGAAGAATGAGGAAAAATATATTACTCCGATTTATAAAATTAATTGGTGTTTTGACTCAATAAAGAAAAAAATAGAATGTGAGGAACACTATGGCTAATAAAAATGCAAATGGTAGTGGCAAGCCAGTCTGCACGGAGACTTCCATCTACCAAACCTTAAAGGCGATGCTTCATACGGATACAAAAGTGTACTATATCATGTGGAAGTATTGCCCTGAATATCTGAAGGATCATGAAAGCGATCCCATTATGACATTTGATGATCTGAAGAACAGATACAAAGTTTTCAAAGATACGATCACAGAAAAAACCTGTGAAAAATATATGTTGGAAGAGGGTGTACAGAATGCGGTACTATGGGTACTGAAGCGGTTACACCAGAAGAAGCAGATAGAGTTATACAATGCTTATTATGAAAAGGCACTGGGCGGTGATGTACAGGCTTTTAAAGCGTTTGAGGATTTTTCCGACAAGTTCTTTGCGGAAAATAAAGAAAATGGTCTTGTTGCACTTCTGAATAATGTTTCAGAGGAAGATTTAGAAGATAAAGAGGATTATTCCTATACATACACTGAATGACAGTGAGAACAAACAGTTTTACGATTATTTATATACCAAACACAGTGGATTCGGATTCACTGAGCAACAGGACTTAGATATTTTGAAAAATTTATATCCAGAAGCACGACATATCAAGGTGATATACAGTGTTCCTGGCGAAGCATACTTTGTTTTAACACATTAAGGGTTGCATGAGTCATGTCATGCAGCCTTTTTATTTTATTAAAAAGAGGTGAAGCACAATGACAAGAGAAGAAAAATTAAAAAAGATAGTCGCTGATCCTGTCTTGTGGTGTCGCTACTTTGTTCGTATCGTTGACAAGACAGGTAAAAAAGTTAGATTTGAGCCAACTTATCACCAGAAATTATTAGTTAAAAACTTCGGAAAATATAATATTGTGGCGAAGGCAAGACAGCTCGGAGTGACCTCGCTCGCAATAGCATATAGCCTATATTTGACACATACAAGACCTGATACCGTATGTATGCTTATGTCATACTCACTTGACACGGTAGATATTGTATTTAAGAAATTGAAAGCTATGTATGATGACCTTGATCCGTCCATCAAAATAAAAGACGTGGCGAATAACAGGAAGGAACTTATACTTGAAAATAGAAGCCGTATTGTATGTTGCGTATGTGGCAGTAAGGATCAGGCGAGAGGTGCCACAATTCGCTACGCGCATTTGACAGAAGTAAGCTCGATGGATGATGAAAAATTAAAGAATCAGTTAGTGGCTATAGAAGCTGCACTACGTCCTGACGGTCAAATTGTACTTGAATCAACGTCAAAGGGAATGAATTACTGGTATGAGTTATGGCAAAAAGCCGTATACCATGAATCACAGTATAAACCATTTTTCTTTAGTTGGTTAGATGATAAAAAATTATTTTTAGATGAATACAAAATGAATACAGAAATCTATTTCAACCGATACGGTAAGTATCTGGAAGTGGAAGAACTGGACGAAGAAGAATTATCTCTGTATTACAAAATGGATGGAGATAATACCCCACTTGCCATGATGAAGTTAATGTGGCGAAGAATGAGAATTGCTAATATCGGATTGGAAAAATTTAGGCAAGAACATCCGACTTCAGCTTCAGAATCGTTTCTTGTGTCCGGCAATAATATATTTGATCTTGAAAAGATTCAAGACAGAATT